GACTGGCTGTGATGACACCACGCCGTCCGGTTTATGCCTGTTGATGTATTGCAAGCCGCGTGTGGTGTCTGAACCCCACCAGCCGTCCACATCCAGCTTCGCGGGCTTATCCGACCGGGAAGCTGGCCTGGTGCCGTTGTCCTGCGGATAGTAGGGGCGGACCACGTATTTCACGTCAACCCATGAGCGGGTGCGACGGTAGGTGCCGTTGCCTGCGCGCTGTGAGCCGCGTGTGCCCGGCGAGGTGTTGCCTTCGATGGTTTGAACTCCCCAGGAGTAGACGCGTTCGATGATGCCCACGTGGTCTACGCGGCCGCCGTCCCAGTCGAACATTGCGAGATCGCCCGGTTGGGTGTCAGACTTGTCAACGAGTCGTCCCTCGCGTCGCGCCGCGTTAACGGTGTACTGGCAGTTATATGACGGGCCGCCGGGCAGTTGGCCACCCGCTTCGTAGACGCACATGGACGCGTAGCACATGCACCACCAGATCGACCAGGATGGCCCTGCCAGCCACGGTTCCCCGGTTTTCTCGGCCATCCAGCGTCCAGCCTCAGACCCAGGGAGCGGGTCGGCTGGCGCGTAGTACCCGATTCGTTTCGCCGCATAGGCTAGCGCGTAATCAGCGGCCCTCATTTCGCCACCTCCTTATACTCGATGGGTTCTGGCTTATGCACGTCGGGTTTATCTGCCCCGGATGATGCAGGCAGTTCCACATCTGCAGGGATAGGGGTTTCGTTTTCCATGTGTTTTCTCCTTGTTTTTGGGTATAAGAAAACCCCGCACCGGATGGTGTCGGGGTGGCCTTGGTGGTGAGATTAGCTGGCCATTGTGACTGGCATCGCTAGGCAGGTGAGCGCGGTGTGTTGTGATTGGGAGGTGAGTGAGACGGTGCCGCCGTTGCCCCATTCGGGGCTGCCGTAAATGCCCATTTTCACTCGGGGGGTTTCACCCGCGTTGACTCTGAAAATACCGGATACGCTCACTCCCTCACCGCTGGACCCTGCCTCGATCTTGGAGACGAAAGCGACTCGGTCGTCCTGTCCTGCCAAGGCCAGATTAACGTTGGCTCCCGTACTGGCTTTGCCCCATGCTTGGGCGTAGGCCACGAACATGCGGTCGTAGTTTTTGGCGGCCATTGTTGTGGTGACCATGGTGGAGAACTGGTTGCGTCCAACAGAGTGTTCTCGCTGCTGATTGCTATACCCGTCTACCTTGCGTTCTGTTTCGTTGACTGGGGCGAGTGCTTCTACGCTGTAGGAGCAGTAGAGCACGCCTTGGATTATGAGCATCACCGGGTGGTCGGGTGTCGCCTCGTACGGAGTGCCTTCTAGCTGGTGTAGGTTCTCTCGTGCGGCCGCAACAGATGGATGCGCATAGGTGTGTATGCGTGCGGCTTCTAGTCTGGCGATTGCTTCACAGAAATTGTCCTCTGGTTTTGGTAGTGCCGCATGTATCGGGGTGAGGGCTGTAGCCATGTTTGCTCCTTATTTTTTGTAGGTGACTTTTAGACGGACATTCAAGACGTGACCGTAGTAGGCGGTGCTGGTGTTACCGTCTGGGTCGAAAGCGATTGCGCCGAGGTTCCCGGCTTGCAAGTGACTGCGGAAAGCACTGGTTACGTCTATCCATCTGCCCTGATATTTCCCGATGCTGGTGGTGGTGAGTTCTCCGTAGCGGGACCAGCCCCCAGACGGTGAAGCGGGGTAGACGCGCAAGTTCAGATTAGAGCCGTATGAGTGGCCAACCTCGACGTAAACGAGCACTTGTTCTACCTCGGCCCCGCGTACCGTGCTTGTCATGTCGGATGGGAACCAGAATTTGGATTTCATGGCCCCATCGCGTGCATCGGATGGGGAGCGTCCTACCCAGCGTTTGCCGCTGTTGCGGTACCAGCCGTTGACTAGGGTGCCGCTGTTTTGTGAGTATGTGGCAGATGATGAGGCTGTCCATTCGCGCGTGTACCTGCGTTTCTCTACCACTGGTTCGGCTGGCGGTTGAGACGAGTAACCAAGGTCGGTTGACCATCCTGACATGCGGCCGTTTCCTGGCACGGCCATGTCGCGTCCGTAGTCGACGATGTGGGCTAGGAAAGGGATTGACCAAAAATTATATCTACTGGTGGAATAAGTCCAGATGCCTACCCGCCCAGTCACTCCGGGGTCTAGGGTCATGGACGAGGACAGAGATAGAGTAGCCCAGCCTGCGCCAGTTACTGCTTGTACCCGTGAGTCAACCACGGGAGAGTCTTTTTCGGGGGTGCTTGGGTTTCCTCCTTCTTTTACCTCAATGGTGGCACGTAGATACAGGTGGTTCATCCCGCCTGTAAGTGCTTTCATCGGCACGCCAGAGGTGATTAGTCCGTAGGCGTGGCGCTCAGTGTCGTCGTTGGTGAAAATCAGTTCACCGATTTTGCACCATGCGTTCGCCGCGTGGTCCGCTCCAAGGCTCTTGTAATTCAGTGTTCCTGCCACTCTCGCTATCACGCGGGCCATGTTCTCATCTAGCCGGTCCATGAGGTTCACGCCACTAACGAGCAGGTCTTTTGTGGTGAGTGTTCCTGATACTGTGGCGTCTTGTGCGGACATGTCCCCATCACTGTTAAACCCGGCTACCACTTGGCCGTTTTTCATGATGCCCAGCGACTGGTCCTCGCCCGTGAGCTGGGTGACGACGTTAGACGTTTCCTCATCGGCAGGACCATCGAAAACACGCACGCCATGTACGTCTATTTTCATGCGCGGACCCACATCCACGGCGGATGCCTTGATATTGAGCGCGTTAATCTGCTCAGCCGTGAGCTTACCCAGTACCGCTTGCGCGATATTCGCGTTACCTGTGACAATCACGTCTTTAAGCGCGGCTTGATTCGTGACAAAAAGGTCTTTTGCCATTGCTTTGTCGTTAACAATCAGTGTGCCTAACTCGCCGGTATCAGCCTGAATGAGCTTGGCCCACATGGCTTGGTTGACCACGAGGTTATCTACTGTGAACAGGTGACGCTTCCACGCCCCGGACTCATACACCCACGTCTCGGACACCTTTACTGGACTACCGTCACCGATTATCAGCATGTCACCATCACGGTATGGGGGTTGTAGTCTCCCTCGCGCGTAAGAATAGGAGTGTCCTACCGCTACACGGGGTGCGTTCTTCGCCTCAGACATGGCATTGTCTGCTGTTGATTGTGCTTCTACCGCTGTTGACTGCGCGGTCGCTGCCGCGAGTTTCGCGTTCGCTGCTTCGGTTCTGGCCCGGCGTGCAGCGTCCTCCGCCGCTGACGCTTTGCCCATAGCGTCCAGCGCGTTTTGTGCGGCCTGCTGAATCGAGTCATCATCCACAGGGATCCACTGGGATGTTGCCTCATCCCAAATATAAGTTTGGATAGTGCCTGCTGTTTTGCCTGGCCCGATCCACAGATTATTAGTTTTGCGTTTCGACACATCAGGCTCACTGCGGCTGATAATGGTTTCGCCTTTACCGTCAGCGATCCCCGCTGCTTGTGCGGCAGACTGGACCGCCGACTGAGCCTGCTCCACAGCCCGGTTAGCGGTAGCCACAGCCTCAGCAGTTTCCGCTTTGAGTGCGTCAATGCGCTTAGTGGACTGTTGTGTGTACGTGTCTAACGCTTGACGTGCGGACTCTTGGGCTTCTTTGAGCGCTTGGAGTGCTTTCGGTGTAGTCTCAGCAGATTCACTGATAGCCGCTTCCGCTTCAGCTAGTCGCGCCCGCGCATCATCAAGTTGCTGTTTGGCAGTATCAAGGTCGGAGCGGACCCCCACAAACGCCCTCTCGTTTTCCAAAATGGCTTGCGCGGATGCGCCGAACCCATACTTCGGGGCTTCTTTCGGGGGCACCACACCAGAGGTCACAGACGCGGACTGGGGCATAGCATCCGGGGTGGTAGTCACCGTGACGGGGGCACCGTCCCAGCCGATACTACTCCCGTCCATACGGACATTAACCAGATTCCCGCCCACATCCACTACCGCATACCCCGCCTCGGGGTGAGCCGATACCAGTGTCCCCTCGAAAGTCTGGGACTGACGCACCACAGCAGGCTGTTTGCTGGGTTTGTCCAGCCATAAAGATTTTCTGATTTCTGCCATTAGTAGGCAACCTCCTGCAAATCGACGCGCATAGAATCGCTATGCCGCATAGGAATGGATAATTTGATAACCCGCCCGACTACAATCCGGGACGGGGTAGTAACGCTAATGATGTCGCCAACCTCCAAGCGGGGATCGGCGACAATAGACGCTTGGACCGTGCCGAGTGCCGCCATTTCCTCACGCATCATGCGGACAGCCTCACGCTGGCACTGGTAGTAGGATGTGCCTGCCTCTAGCTCACGGATAATGCTCCGCTCACCATAGGTGCTAACCGCCAGCGGGCCGGTAGTTATCCGCTCTGTAGCTATAACCGTGCCCGGCACAGGACGGCCCTCCGGTACGTCACTACGCGCGTCCTTCGGCTTGGCAAAAACCTTAAAAATATTGTGGCGTTCACGCTGTTCACCGCCGGACACCTCGATAACATCCCTGTCCGTGGAGTAGCGGGCCACCATATCCCGCCCGGACTGCTCCGCGTCCACCAGATGCAACTGCCCGTCAGCTTTCACCAACGGACGCAAACCATAAGCGGCGCACAGGTCCAGCAGCGCCTTCATCCTGTCGCCACCCCACGCAAGCGTAGACGGCAGAACAGGATTCGCGCCCTCCACCACCACTGGCAGCTCATTACCAACAAGCCGCTGCGCTTCCTCACGGAGCGTCGCACCAGGGCGGGGAGACGAGGGGAGTGCCCAGGGTGCCTCATCCACACGAGCGAGTAGCCCTGTAGCGCGGATACGCCCAGACGCATCCCAACCAGTGAGAAGCATAGGGGCACGCCGAATCACCGTCTCCACGCCGTCATGTGTTACTGCCCGCCATGACGGGGTTACGGTCTGCCCGTAAGGCGCAAAAGTACCCCGAGGGTGCGTCGGTAACTCAGACTTAGGCACTGTGAAACTCAGCGCTTCCGGCACCGTATCAGACCCGTTGATTTCCAGAGCACCCTCAACAACGTCTGTCCCAGTCGAAAGCACGTCACGACCACGATTCACAGTGACAAACGCGCCATAGGATGCGACCTCGCTGGGGTGCGGACCCGGTATCATCCCGTCACCCCGTTTACTCTGTGGACGATGTCCGCCATCGTCCCCACGCAGGTAATACCCATTCGGCAGACTTCACCGACTGTTGCCGGTGCTACCAGCCCCGGATAATCACCCACACCGGGATAGGCGCAGTGACCCTCGATCCGGAAGAGCACTGCTTTCGGATTCGAGGTGGTTGTGACTGAGCTTGGCTCCACTAAGCGCACCGCAGGTAGTCTTCCTCCGGTGTACCCTGCACGGACGAAGATTGGCCCAGTGCGGGCGAAGTCGGCGACACGCTCGGCGTTGACTAGAGGCACCCATAGATCGATTGACACCTTTACCGGCGGTGGGGTGAGGGGCCGACGTACAGCCACGCCGCCGCTGGCAAGGTTGAAAATGGCGACATTCGGGTTGTGATCGACAGGGTCGCTTCTGTCCAGCGTGCGGCAGGGGATAAACTCGCCGCCTGCGGAGACGATACCCATACCGGCTGTGGCCGTGATAGAAACGCTTTCACTGCCCAGCCGGTATGTCGTAGTTTCCCCGCCTATTGCCGCCGCGTCACGGAACAGCTTATGCCCTGTGACGCGGACAGCCCGTTTGCCGTTGACTGTCAGCCACTCGCCCGACTCGCTCTTGGCAGACACCAGCGGAAGGCCAGATTGCGTCAGCTTGACTTCTAGCATTTAGACCATCATCCCCTCTAGCACTTGTTCTGTGGCTATGCCTCTAATGTGAGCGGCGAGAGCGGTTTTGTCGTCGATTTGGATAATCACCGGAATAGGCAGTCGCGGCCCTCGGTCAATAGACCTCGACGCAGAATTGCTCCCACCGTCTGCGAAGCGCTTTCCACTCTTAGGGACAGGTATCATCCCGAAGCGGTCTGCCACCTCATGCAGAATCTCCATTGAGCGACGCCGCTTAGACGGTGCCAGAGGGATATACGCTTCGCCGCCTGTCTCGGGTTCTGCCCAGACTCGCCAAGTACCAGCCGGAGCGATCTGTGCGACATGGTTTTCACTACGCGTACCGCCGCGAGCGTAGTATTCCACGAGCCCGCCGTTAGCGAGTTGCGTAGTCATACTGATGCCCGAGACGCTGTGCTTTGCACGTATGACGGCCTGTTGCACCCCGCTTGTATCGACGTAAAGACGCATAACTGCAGTTTGTGACGAGGCGTAATTCTTTACCTCTTGCACCTTCTGCTTAGCGTTGTATGGGTTGCCATCAATGGTGACGACACCAGTCTCGCGGTTAATTGCTCCCATGGTTACAAGGAGACGTGCCAAGGCCTTATCGTTCTCGGCATCAATGGTTGCAATACCCGTAGATTCGTCAACTTTGCCCATCGTGGTAAGTAACTGCTTGATTGCCGGGTTATTGTTCGCGTCGATCTTGATTTTGCCAGTTTTACCCGATGCAACTTTAATCGCGTCGTCGATATCCTTTTCAGCGGGTTTAGTATTTGCGCCAAGCTGGATATTGACCGACTCGTACTTTTTTACTAGACCGAGTTTTGCCATGAGATCATCGAGCGTTTTACCGGTGATGCCAGCTTGTTCGGCCGCCTTTCGGAAAGCTCCGATGTTTTCATCCCACTTCGCAGATATAGTTGCTTGGGATTCGCCCTGTTTGTCCATTGCCGCTGCTTGATCAAGAATTGCTTTAGACATTCGAGTCAGCGGCTCTAGGACACGACGATTGCCCTCCGAGTAAAGATCCAAACTCCCGTTTGCTCCCAGAGTAGCCCGCCCGCCGTCCTCGATGATTTTAGTCAGCGATTCCTGCGCGTCCTGAAAACCTCGTGCCGCGTTGATCGCTCCGATTAGAGCGTTAGTTCGCCCTTCCTGAATGCGACGGTTTTCCTCAATGGCTTCACTATTTGCTTCGAGAGCGTTGGTGTCCGTTCCTGTAGCCTCCGTTTGGCGCTTGGTTGTTTCGATAGCGTCATTAAGGGTTTCAGTTTTTTCACCAATTGCCGTTTTTAGTTCGTTAGCTTTTTCTGAAAGAACTGATACTTCTTCAGCGGAGCCGCCCACGCCAGCCGAGTAAAGGCTAGTGGTATGCCGGGTCTTTTCCAAAGTTTCATTAACTCGGGCTACAGCCTCTTTTTGTCCCATGATGGCACTGATGACATCTTCGGTGGCGACGCCGAGTGATTTCGCGGTTTCCAGCATTCCGTCTTCTTCTAACTTCTTAGCTATGAGCGCTCGCGTATTAGCAGTAATGGCGCCCGTCTGCCGGTCCAACGTGTCAGCCATCTCGTCAACCGATTGCTTTGCTTCCGCTTGTTTTGAGATAAAGAAAGCGATAGCAGTTGTGATTGCAGTGATGGCTAGGCCGATCGGGTTAGAAATAAACGCTGTTTTAAGTGCTGTTCCAACACCTTTGATTCCCGCCTTGGCGACTCCCATAGCGGTACCCATGAGCCCGACTTTAGTCGCGGAGTCCTTGGCATACATGCCCGTGAGAAGAATAGACTCAGCAGCGCTTTGCAACTTCGGCCCAAGCCCATTAGTCGCGCGTTGAGTCACCGCAAAAGCAAGACCCATTGCCATAACCGGCTGCGGAATATCTTTCACCAGCCCGGCAATGTCGCCGATAACACCGATAAGGGGTGTTCCTGTGTTAAGCGCGTCGGCCATCATGGATACGAGAGGTATTCCAGCATCGAGCAGTTTTATTCCTGCTTCTGCCAAATCGCCTACACCGGGGGCGGCTTCCTCGACCACGTTTGTCGCAAGGTCTAGCGCCTTGACAGCTAGGTCGCCTAGTTTTGGAGCCAGTTCACCTGCTGATTCGGCTGCGCCTTTGAAAGACTCGCGAACTTTTGGAGATGTTGCGGCCAGTGCTCCCAGTCCCACAACTACCGGCGATAGTCCACCGGCCAGTGCGCCAATAACGGGCACTCCTTGCAGTCCAAGAATGCCGAAAGCCGTGCCAAGGCCGGTGACTATCGGGGTATATTTCTTGAACTGCCCGAGCTGGTCAATGAGCTTGTTCGCGTCGATTTTGTCCAGATACTTGTTAACGCTGTTCAGCCCGTCTGAGACGGTCTTGAAAGCACCTTTAGACGCGTCGACGCGCTTCATGGCCGTGCCGGTGAGTTTTTCGACTTTGCGCAAGCCGTCCGCTACTTGGTTAGTCCATTGAACCGCTGCGCCACCACCGTTTTTGGAGACAAACGGTTCTGCTAGGTTCGCACCGATGTCGCGCTTCGCGCCAGCAACACGGTCAAGAGCACCGTCCATCTGCTCTTTGATACTCTTCGTGGCTCCACCGAACTTCTTGGTCATGCCAGAGGTGATAGCGTCGATGGCGTCAGTAGCGTCGATTTTTCCCTTGGAAATGAGCCCCTTGACTTCAGCTCCGGTTTTGCCCAGCGATTCCCCGATGAGCTCAGCGGCGTTCACACCTCGTTGGCCCAGCTGCATGAGGTCTTGGCCGGTGATTTTGCCCGCCGCCTGGATCTGTGCCAGCACAAAAGCCAACTCGCCCACCTGCTGAGAACTTCCGCCCGTCGCGGCAACAGCGTTTTGAATGGCGTCAAGAATCGGCAAGACCTTTTTCGCTTCGACACCGAAGCCTAGTAATTGTTGTTGAGCCGTGATGAAAACTTGCTTAGCAAAAGGGGAGGTTTTCGCAAAAGCGTCGAGCTTGTCCATCTGCTCGTTGGCTTCTTTTGTCCCACCAAGAATAGTTTTCAGGGCCGCGCGAGAATTTTGTTGGAGTTTGTTGTACCCCAGACCCACTTTGCCTAGTGAAGCAATAAAAGTCCCGGTAGCGGCGGAGCCTACCGCGAATCCAGTGGACACGCCTTTGAATAGCGCGCTCGCGCCGTGCCCAGCAACACGGAAAGCCCGATTGGTCCGCGTACTCATGCGTTCGGACTCGTCTCCCACCTCGCGTATTTTCCGCTTCGCCCTTTCTACGCCTTTGTCGACTGCGCTATCATCGACAGAGATGACGGCAAATAATTCGCCTAATTTCATGGATAGCCGCCTTTCGAGGGAGAAAAGAAAATGAAACGAGTGATATCGGTCTTTGCCGTGGTCGTTTTGGCTGTGAGTCTCAGTGGCTGTACGCCTGCACCTAGTAGTGAGCCTCGGCAGATTAACTCTGAGGAAGAGATTTTTTACTCCACTTGGCAGGCGAAACTTGCATTTAATCGAGAAAAAACAGATGAAGTAGTTCCACGCGCCTGTGACTTCCTCGCGGCGTACGATGACGCCAAGGACGAAGTGAGCGCGAACGCTGTGAGAGACGATCTGCTATCTATGTTCCAGTCACATAACCCCGGAATAACACCTAGAAAACTTGGCTTAGCGTTAGAAGCAGCGGTTAAGTACAAATGCCCAAGCAACAATAGGCTTGCCGCCGTTTCTAAACTCTTTCCAGAGAGCGACATCAAGTATTAGTTACTGACTAACTGCTCTCTGAGAACGCTGTCCTCGCGTGAAAGTAGCCCAAGGACTAGGGAGCGGAAGCGCGGCCACGGCATGTCGCCGCACTCCCATTCTCTAATGCCGTAGATTGCGGCGAGGTCGCATATTACGGTGTCCCAGTTGTCTATGAGGTCCGCCCACCGTATCCCCGCTTCCTGCGGTGGTTTAGGCCGTAGATCAGCGGGGATACAGTAGTCGGGATAGATACCGTCCGCGTCGGGTTCGCCGACGCCGTATTGCGCCCACTCCTCTAGGGTTTGCGGGGGCTTTGGCCTTTTGGGTCGTTCGCCTCCGAGATAGCCTGCATATATGCGTCTGCGGCTTCCTCGCCCATCACCCAATATGCCATTGCGTAAGTGATGAAATTGGTGAGGTCTGGAAGGCTAATGCCTGCCTTTAACGCCGCGTCCACGCTTTCTTTGGTGAAGATGTAGCGGGCCATATCTTCGACTGTCTCAATGCCGTGTATTTGGTAGTCGGCTGCGGACTCGTCGCCGTCGAGTAACTGTTGGCCGCGTTCGGTCAGGATAGTCAGCTGCTTGCCTTTTTCGACGCTAGGGACGGGAGACACGAGGGTTATGTCTCCCGCCTCTAGTTCGAGCGGCTTCAGCAGGTATTGCGTGAGATTCTTTTTTGCCATCGTTTCGCCTCCTTAAAACGTTGGATTACGCGTCCGCCGCTAGTGGGTTCTTGGTCTTCACGCGCGGGCCCTGCCCGGTGAGTGTGATGCTGCAAGTACCGATTCCGGCGTTGCCAGTCTCCCCTCGCTTAATCGTTACCGTGGCGGTGCCGACGTAGGCTTCATCCTTGTTGGGCTTAGCATTTGAAGTTCCACGTGGGTCGTCGTACCAGCGAACAACAATTGAGTTGTTTGCCCCCGGGCGGGTCCGCTTCATAAACTCCTCGACTTCTTCAAGGAACGATCCATCGTCTTTACGGTGTAGTTGGATCGTAAAGTTCAGTGTCCAGTTTTCGCCGGTAACGATGGGGTGCGGTGAGCCTTTATCCTCATAAGTTGCGCCGTCCACTTCGACGTTTGATACGTCGGGGTCTACGGCAGATAGGAAACGCACGCGTAGCCATTCTCCGTCTGCGTATTCGGGGGCGGTTCCGCCAGATTTCAGCACGTCGATGGAGTATTCGTAAGATTTTACGAGCTTTGTGTCAGTAGGTAGCTCTTGTGGTGAGAAGGGGGTAACCATTGTTGGCTCCTTTTCTAGTGATCGTCGTACACGGCGTGTACGTTTTGGGGTTGATTCTTTTTCAGTGGATTCTGGTGACATTCGCGATTACCTCGTAGTTGTAGGCGATTTCGTCTCTGTCGTTGGCGTCGCGGCCTATGTCTCCGGTGGACTCCCACGTCAGAGAGTCAATGGGGGAGGGATGCGCCGCCCATGGGTAGAGAGTTAGATGAACGTCGATTTTGTCTGCGAGGTCGATAGCGAGTTTCGGGTCGCGGACTCTGACCTGCAGTGCGAAAGTCCGGATAGCGTCGCCGCTTCTGTCGACGGGCTTATATCGAGCTCTTGCCGTGACAAGAACGCATCGGTCCGGTTCAGGGGGCATGAATCGCTTTTTTACGACTACGTTTTCGCCCATCTCCCGAATGACTCGGGCTACTTCGTCTTCGATAGCTTTAGTGGTTGGCTCAGACACTCTTTACCGCCCTTCTGATTTGGGCTCGGATGATTCTGCGCATCTTCGGAGCTTCAGAATGGAGCGGGTCTTCGAGGTATTTAGCTTTGCCACCTTTGGGGTGGATATAGCTAAGTTCTTCGTGCTGTTTCACCGCGTATGGGGTGTCGTAAGAAACTACCGCGCCGAGGCCGTCATCGGTAGGGGTGTTGCGGGCTGAGCGCCGCAATGTTCCTTCGTCGACAGGACATTGCTTCACCGACTCTGCGAGCAAGTGTTCGGCGGCTAGTCTTACGCCTTCTTGTGCCCCTCGGCGAACCGTCATTACGGCCTGCGCGCCCCTCCACACGAGTTTGTAGTTCGACATTGTCCCTCCTATTCGAGAGTGAGTCGGTTATGGTCTGGCAGTCCGAGTTCTCCCGATGTTGCTTCGGTGTAGCTAATGACATTTGCTCGCCTGCCGGACGGAAGTGTTACTGCTGTGACGGCGGCGGCTTTTTTGTCTGGTGGCAGTATGACCGTTGCGGTGGATAGGATTTCCTCACCGTTGGCGTTGCGTACTGTGCGAGTTCGCTCATCGACCCACACACCGGAGACTTCTTCGCTTGTCTCGGCTGTGGGTCGTGAGTAATCATCGAGTTCGCCGGGAGTGTGCAGAGTGACTGTGTGGACTCCGAAGAGTGCTAGTAGTTCGCTCATGTTCTCATCCTTTGACGATGAAGCGGCGGCGGGTGTAACCAGCCTGTTGCAGTTCATAAACTGCGTCATCACAGAGCCGGTTAAGTAGATCGCGACGCGATTCAACTGCGGTTGCCGAGTCAGCATAGGAGATGGAAGCGCCGTCGATACTTGCAGACGATTTCACACTTCCGCCTTCCACTGCCGCCTTATGTGGGTCGGTGATTCCGGCCCATGCCCAGTTAGCGACTTGCGCGGCGGCAGCATTGAGTAGTCCTTCATCGGCGGCGTCTTGCTCTGCTGGTGGCTGGAGCTTTCCTGCCTGCCGAACTACGAAGCGCCATGCGGCATTAAGCAGGTTGTCAGACAGCTTTAGCGTGGCGTCGTCGGCCCAGTCTTGGACTTTTATCTCGGTGAGTTTCACTGTGAATCCTTTTGTGAAAGTTATAAGTGAGACGGCAGACCATGGGAGGCGCATAGTCTGCCGTCTCGCTTGTCTGAGTTACTTCTTTGCCTTGACTTTCGTGGCAGGTTTTTCAGGCTCAGACGGTGCAGAGTCAACTACAGCGGCGTCTTCTTCAGGCTCCGGTAGCTCCTCTGCGTCAGGCAGAGGTGTCGTGTCCTCTACCGGCTCAGTGGGCTCAGTTTCGACGACCTGGGGGCTGTCTTCGACTTTCTGAGCTTTCTTCTTTTTCTTGTGCAGTAGCATCCCCACGATTAGGCCTGCAACTTTCCAACGACGATGCCCTTATCATTTAGGCGCTTAACCGCATAGTGAACGTTGGCTGTAACGACCCACTTACGGCCGAGAATGTCGCGATCGCGTTCGATGATCGGGCGGCGCTTAAACAAAACGCCTAGCGCGCCACGCTGGATGATGCGAAATTCATTCTTAGGCAGACGGTTCGTGACAACGACCGGCATACCACCAATCATGCCGATTTCGCCGGTCTTAACCACAGTGGAGCCAGCCTTATCAGCCTTGATGAACTCATCGTCCTTCATCACTTGGGCCATTTGTTCGGAGCGAATGAATAGGCCGGTGTTTGTATCGGCTTCCCACTCGTCGCCAAACATGGCGATGGCGTCAACGATTACACTCCAAGAAAGAGCCGACGTGGTGCCGGAAACGTCAAGTTTGTACGGCTTTTGTTCTCGCGTAGTGCCAGATGCTTCGGTTTCAGCTGCAGACTCGACGATAAGGTCGGCGTCGATCTTACGCGCGGCGAGGGTGCCCATTTGGCGGGTGCCCTCGGAGTCAATGTCGCCAAGGCCGACGAGGTCTGCGGTGTCGGTGAAGCTAAAGCCCTTGCCGACTTCCTTAATCGTGGCGGTGCCGTCGGACTGCGTCAGCTTCTCTGGGACGATATCGACATTTTCGGTCAAGTCCTCAAACTCGCCGAGAGTATTCCACTTAGGGAAGTGGATAGTTGAGCCTGGTTTACCGACCAGGGTGTTATCGGATTGTGCCCAGCCGACAACTCGGGCCTTGCCCTTGAAGTCGGCTTGAATCATGTCGGCCCATACGTCTGGATCGAAAAGGTCAGAGGATAAAGTAGGTCCTGCTGTCATAGTTATTTTCCTTTCAGGAGGTGGCGCTTACGAGCTGGTCGTAAAGCGCCTGATTGCTTCGTTTCAGCTGAGTTCGCTCGCGCATACCCATGCGTGCGAAGCGCTCAGCCGTGATTTCGCCCTCCCCGCTCCTGGCGGAATGGTCGACGGAAGAAGACCCTCCTGGGGTTTTCTTGCCGGAAAGATACGGATGCGCTTTCACCGTCTCGGTGATGTGAGCGGTGAGCGCGTCGGTGTCGGCGAGGTCAATGTCTTTGAGCCCGTCGATAAAAGTTCGGGAGTCGAGTAGCAGTTCGGGGTTCGCGCCCGCCTTGGCAGCATGCTTGTAAACCGCTAGCTCTGTGAGCGCCTGCCGTTCCGCTTTGCTCTTAGCTTCAAGTTCTTTGGCGAGTTCGTCGGCGGTGGGCGCGGCCTTGTCCCCGTCGGGGGTGCGGCCAAGCGCGCCTAATAGTTTTGCGACTGTTTCCTGCTGCGCTTTTTCGGCTGCGGCCTTCGCCTCGGTGCGATAGCGTGCGGCCTCCTTGTTTGCCTTGGTGAGTTGGGCGCGTGCCCAGTCGGGTAGGTCGTCACCTTGGGCCTTACCGTTGTCTTTGTTTTCAGTATTCGGCGTAGCCTTATCGCCAGCGGCGCTCTCAGCGTTGGCATTGGTAGCCTCGTCGCTGGTATCTGCGGCGGTATTAGTGGTATCTGACATTTTTAGTTCCTCCTAGATATGGAAGAAGGCCCCCGGTGGGCGGCCTCCATGTGGGGTTTTGACGTTCATGACGTCTATTTCTCGGTAACGTTTACGGTTCAACTTCGGATGCTTATCAAGGTGATCACGCATGGCTTTCTGCCACTTCGCCACCTTGGCGTTGGCCTGCTTCTTCGCGTCTTCGGTAAACGCGGCGGCACGTTCTCTCTTTGCTTCGCGTATCTTGCGCTCAATACCGCGCTGAACCTGCGACGCCTCATAGGTTTCTTTGTCGTCTACCGTCCGTCGTGCCGGTGTCGCACCGGGCAGGTAGGCAACCGCCCTATGCGTACAGTTCGGGTGCCACAACCCGGCCGCGCTAGCCTCGGCCACAGTCCCAGCAGGCTTGATAGTGATGTATTCACCGTCATTAATCAGGTGCTCAACAACCACAGGCGCGGCGGTGTTAGCGAGGGTAAGAATCTTGCCCTCCCACGGCCTGCATAGGTCGCACTCATAGGAATGGTCCGGTATCTGGACGAGGTTGTGTCCGGCCTCATGCAAGCCGTGGAGATATGCGCCGTTCATGGCGTGCATGGTTCCGGTCCGCGTGGCCATCTCCGCGTAGGAGTCCATGCGCCAGCGCCTGCCGCCACGGTCAATGAAGCCGGTCAGCCCGTGCCTTGCGGCGTGTGTGAGCATTTCCTGCGTGGCCTCTATGCGGGTTTGCGTACCCAAAATCACGCTTGACACCGGCGCGGCGGCGATTCGCTGATACACGTCGGTGAACTCACGCAACGCAACCGGGAAGATTCCGGTTAGCGCCGCTAGGGTGTCAGCGGAGACTTGGCCTAGCGCGTGGAATGTTGTCCGGCTCACCGCATAATCTAAGCCAAGGGCGCGCAGGTCCGTCTCAGCCATACCCTGTCCAGCTTCGCGGGCCTTGTCGAGCATCTCTTCGGCTTTGCGAAGCACCTGCTCGGCGGAGCGTCCAAGCTCTGCCTCCACCTGTGAGCGGAGTTTCGCGAGTTGTGCCGCTTTGAAAACGTCGTACTCTGCTACGCCTTGCTCGGCGGCGATTTGCTCTTTCATCCGCTCCCACAACCGCTCTTCGGTGTGAGCGAGCATTCGGGCGATAAGCTCGCCCCACATTCGGGTAATGCGCGGGTTGACACCACGAGGGGCGGGGAGACGGTCGCTCATGATGCCATCACCCCGCCCTCGCAGCTATCGTTCCTACTCGCCCTCTTCGCTCTCGTCCGCGTCCGGCACGGGCGGCCGCCACGTGTCGACGTTGTCGATGACCGTTGACTCGGCCTTGATTGCCTCGACTTCCGCGTCCACCTGCTTACTGTCCCAGTCCGGATGGACCATCTGGACTAGCGTCTTTGTGGTCGCTAGTCGCGCGTTAGCCATCATGGCGGCGGTTTGTACCAGTTCGTTAGTTGTTTCAGATACGGCGGGTGGGAATGTGACCGCAAGCGAATCTGGATCCAGACCCGCTGTGCCGTACACCTCCGCGTCCACTTCAAGCATTTTGCGCAGCAGTGCTTCAAGGTTTGGCTGTTCGAGCCTTATCTTTCTGCCCCTCGTGGTGTGAGAGCGTTTTTCTCGTGCCTTGACTTCCGTTGCGGTGATATCCGTATCTGCGGTGTGCTCTCCGAAAGTCGCGGCGGAGTAACCACACTGACGAACAATAACCTTCGTTAGTTCCTCGCAGGTGCGGGCATGTTCCTCAACGCGAAGTAGGAACTGTACTTGCTCAATCGGCATTCCGTTTGTGTCGCGTCCGGGCAGTACGCCTTTAAGCGGTGCGAATACTTCACGGGAATGGTCGAAAGCGAGTTGCCCGTCTTTGTCGTCGAGCATGTCCTCACTAATGAGCAGTTTTGCCTGTCCTACTCGGATGTCTCGCATCCACGACGTGTACGTTTCGTCGAGTGCGTCCATGAGGCCGATAATGCCGCCGTCGTAATCGGAGCGGCCTAGCTCTCTGCCGAATGTGTTGTTTCGCCAGCGCCTCTGTGGTTTCAGGTTCGGAAAGTATGCCACGTTAAGGCCTGGTGTACGTCCCTCGATTAGATAGCCGTTCTCGTCCACCATTGTTGCTAGGGGAGCAGTGGAGGAGTGATCGGTTAGTGGCATGGCGTTGCCGAGGTTACTGCTCGTGCCAACGTAAAGGCCGTGAGCGACTAAGCCGATGCCGTTGGCGTTGAGCTCGTGGCGCTCTACGTGGCGGGTGATGGTGCCGTGTTTGTCTTCGACGATGGTCCAGAATGTGACGGCCACGAGTCGGCCCCAGTGGAACTCCGGTATCGCGGCGTCAGCGTCAACGGTGGTGAGGAACGGCATGTCCCGCATCGGGTCGAATGTGACGCGGTGGTAACGTCCACCTAGCGCCGCGCCTGTTTCAGCACCTGCGAGCAGAGTGTCTATCAGCCCGTCTTCCAGGTATTCCGCGAGCCGGTTAGCTGTTTCCTCATTATCACTGGTGATAGCTGGCGCATTAGCATAGAGCAGGTTTGCGCTGGTCTGTGCTATGTCAGACGCGACGGGCACGTGCAGATTGCGACGTGATACTTGTTCGTTGGTTGAAACACGTCCCCAAAACGAGTCAAGCCATTTGCCTAGCCAGCCTTTACGCTTCTGCTTATCTGTGTCGTCGGGGGCTACGATGCGCTCTGGGGTTCCGGCCCACCATGCGGCAAACTCGGCCATGTCGGCGAAAACTGTATTCGCATCTTTGGGCGGCCACTCAGTGCCGTTTTCTGGGAGTGCCATTATTTCGCCCCTTTCTTTGGTAGGTATCCGCGCCATAACGCCTCGGTGCTAGTAAGCGCATATCGTGCGGCGTCAAGACTGTGATCAGCGAGCTTTATCGGTCGGTCGATGCCCTTTTCTTCGGAGGCTTTCGAGTCCCACGAATATCCGGTTACTTCACTCAGAAAGCCTTTGCAACGGTCGGTGACATACAGCCAGTCCGAAGACAGCCCAGTTGCCATGAGTCGAATACCGAACAAAACATCGTTATCGGCGTTGCGAACGTGTTCAACTCCGTCGTGAAACAGCTGCGCTTTGAACGACGCGGCGGCAGGGTCCACGAGGATAAAGCGCGGCTCAGTCATTCGTGTCGGGTGGTGGTTGTCGTTGTGTAGCCATTCCTTGAAAGACTTCGACAGCTGCGCATCAGTCCAGGTTCCTTGTCCTCTATTAGTGGAGTCGATGCGCCATTCGTCCATGAAATAAAGTTTTCCGTCGTGTGCTTGGCCTAACATGAGCCCAGCTGACGGGTTGGTCGTCCCGTAGTCGATGCCCACAGCAAGAACTTGCCTCATCTCGGGCAAGTCTTCCCACTTGACGATGTGCTTATTGGCGTCCCACATGTCGTATATCGCGCCCTCAGCGCTTACCCACTCACCTAAGATGAAGCGGCGGTACCACAGGCCGGTGTACTCAGCTTTAATATCCGCCTTGTATTCCTCGGACAGAACGGGGTTATCGTCTAGCGTGAAGTGGAAGCGATTCCACGAAGGAAGTTCGTCCAGTCGGTCGAGATAATCGCGTTTCAGCCAGTGATTCGGACCATCCGGGTTCGTCGTACCGAATAGCTGTGCGCCTGGCGGACTCATACGCCCAAGTAACTGCTTGAAGAACTCCATCGGCAAAACCGTGACTTCGTCGACGTAAACCAGAGCGGCAGTGATACCACGTAGCCGGTGCTCCGAGCGTTTGTCATTCGCGCCGATGATATGAGCAGTCCTGCCGAATATCTTCGCAACATTGGAGCCTTGGCGGTAGCTGATTGCCGAGCCGATAGCGGCAAGGCTTGGCTCAGCCCAGATGGGGGCGAACACATTGCGATAGATGGAGTCTGTGTTTTTGCCACAGATAACGATTTGCCCGCCCTCGGGTGGGTTAGCGACTGCCATGAGAAAGGCGAAAAGGCTGGAATACGTTTTGCCGGACCGGATGGAGCCTTCCCAGAGGTTTACGCGCTTTGTTGCCGCGCCCATGGCGTATTTTTGTTTCCGAGAGAATGTCAGCATTAGACCTCCTCGGCTTGCGCAAACTGCGTGGCCACCTCTTTCAGATCAAGCAGTGCTTTCTTAACTTCCTCGGACTCATTCGTTTGCTTGGGCTCGTCGATGCCGAGGTATTTGGCTCGCCTGTCCATGATGCGGAGTGTCCGGTCGATGGCGGCGAGTCTGTTTCCCGCCTTTTGGCCTCCATCGAAGGCAACCTGACTAGCAACGCGAAGCAGGTCATCTAACCGGTGTAACTCGATTTCAAGAACTTGCTCGGCAGGCTCTTTCGTTACCTTCGCTAACTCTGTTGTCACGTCTTTATGGGCCGTATTCAACGCCACTTTTAGCTCATTAGCTATTTGCCGATAAGACATTCCCTCTTTGCGAAGCTGTAAGGCTTTGCAACGACGCTCAGCGAGAGTGAGCTTCCGCTCTGTGTCTTTGGCGATCGCTTTCTGTTTCTTAGTTGGCATGGGAGGCTGATACCTCCTTCTCCTAAGACACGGAAAAACAAGGCTGGTACGCACCTAGCGCGTATCAGGTAATAGCGTCGGTTTAAGCTACGGAATTTTTAACCGTTGTCGAATCAACAACACTTCAGGGGGGGGCCTGTTTCGGCTACCCCCATCTGCCTGTGTTTTACAGGCAGTTACGGTCGAATCGACCACAACTCAAAAGGGTGTCACGAATCGTTATCGAGCCGATGGGGTAGCGTTTCGTTACCCCACACATATTTAGAACTAAGGTTGAATCAACCGCAGTTGTTTTGGGCATAAGAAAACCCCGAAGAATATCTCCGGGGTTTCTCTCTAGTTACACTTCTAACGACTTATCATAAGCATATTATCGCCTTCAGTTTTTTGCAAGTATTCAGCGGGGGATATTGGCAAGCTAAGGCCGTTTCTACGCATTTTCGCATGGACCACCTGATAAGAGCCGCTATGCCCAGTCATTAGTAGCGCTTTTTGCAAAGCCGATACGGTATCGCACTTTGTTTGCAGTATGTACTCACGCATCATCTCGCGCGCGGCTACGGGGTCCCATATCCTTCCACATGCTGGGCAGGTAGCTAGTTGGCTGTGGAGTTTCGTCGTAGTATCACGTCCACATCCAGGGCACGGCCCTGCATAGGCTCTCTCCGGGGCGCGGTCAATGATGGTTCTCAGCCGCTTGAAAGCGTGCATGAGTTGCGCATAGGCCCATTCGCCTAAGGTCGGCCAGTCATTCCCGTCTTCGGTGGGCCCTTTTTGAGTTAGTCGGCAGATACGATCAGCGTAGATATACATCTGCGACTTCACAGCGGCGGCACTTAATGGAATAGTCGTCTGCAAAGCTACTGAAAGTTCGCGCCAGACGGTGTCTATGCGTTTGAACTCTGCGTCTGACGCGTCCATGGCTCCGAGGTTTATTGGACATGGCGCACCGGGATGTGTTGACCCGGTTCCGGTGCGCAAGCGCTTGGCCTTGGCGTCGAAAACGCAGCTGTATAACTCGGGAAGATCCGAAGTTTCGGCAATGAGCTTGCCTGCGCAAGCCGGATGTATGGCGTATCCATCCGGTAATGGCTCGTTGGTGATGGGGCAGATTTTTGGGGGCATGTTCGACTCCTTATAGCGTCTTTTAATTTTTGGTGAACGTCTCGTGATTGGGGCAGGTGAGCTGGGGCCACTCTTCTCCAAGAAATAAAAGTGGTATCCAAGCAAGCTCAAAGTGCCATCCTTTTTGTCCGTAGCGGTACCGACGCTTGCAGATGTGGCACTGTGCTTTGCTGAGATGAAGCTCAACTTCTTTCTTTCGGCTTAGCCGTTCTCGGGTTGGAATCTTCCTTGTTGCTAATCTCATGCGTCCATGGCTCCCCATTCGTAAGATTGCTCGCGATAGTTTCAGTGCTCGATGTAGCCTCACTTCTTCACGACCTTGTAGCGCTCTAACTCACGGTTAAGATCTTCCACCTGCCACGGCCACATGTCGTCTATCTCTCGGGCGATTTCTTTTACTGCGGGTTCCTCTGAAGGCTCTGGTGCGCCTGGGTAGTTTACTATTTCGCTAATCTTGTTCAGTTGATCCACTGTTAGTACGTTTGCTAGTTCTTCCAGTGTGAAGTTAACTTCTACGTCGGTGGTGGTGCTGAAGCTGATGGTATCGGTGCTCATTTGTTTTCTCCTTGGGTGAGTTGTGCCTTAACGGCGGTGATAAGGGCTGTTTGTGTGGCATCTTTAGTGGCAAGCGCTTTCATTACTCGTTCATCAAGTGTTCCTTTAGTGACAAGGTGCTGAATAACTACGGGGTTTTTCTGTCCTTGCCTGTAAAGCCGGGCGTTCGTTTGTTGGTAGAGTTCTAGGCTCCATGTCAGCGAAAACCAGACAAGGTGACTGCCCCCGGCCTGTAGGTTCAGTCCGTGACCTGCTGAGGCGGGGTGAATGAGTCCGATTTCGATTTCTCCGCTGTTCCACGCTTTGATTGCCTTGGAGCTGTCGATTCGTTTAGCCTTCGGGAAGCGTTTCATCAACCGTTCCAAGTCGTGCTTGAACCAATACGCGACTAACACGGGCTTGCCGTTTGCTGCTTCGATAACGTCTTCTAAGGCGTCAAGTTTGCGGTCGTGGATCTCGCTGTATTCGTGGTCTTCGTTCTTATAAATAGCTCCCGATGCCAGTTGGCACAGTTTCCCAGCTAACGCGGCGGCAGATACCGCAGTAATGGCTTCTTCGCCTTCGAGTTCTAGCACCATCTCTGCCTCTAGGCGGTTGTATTTTTCTAGTTCGGCAGCAGACATCTTCACATCCGTCTGCGTGATAGTCAGTGGCGGCAGTACCAGATGATCGCTCGTCTGCATTGATAGCGTGATGTCCTCGATAGCGCGGTAAATATGTTTTTCAGCCCCCGCCCTCGGCTTGTAACTGAAGACTCGCTCTTGGTTCCTTTTGTCTGGCTCGAAAAAGTTATCTCGGTATCGTCCTATGCACTTTCCCAGCCGTTCGCCGCCGTCAATGAGGCGGTACTGTGCCCATAAATCAATGAGCCCGTTAGGGGAAGGGGTGCCGGTTAAGCCCACTATCCTGTCAATCTTCGGTAGTTTTTTGCGCAGCGCTTTGAATCGTTTCGACTGGTGAGACTTGAAGCTAGATAACTCGTCGATAATCACGGTGTCGAAGTCCCACGGGTAGTGAGATTTGTTTACCAGCCAGTCGATGTTTTCACGGTTAATAATCGTGATGTCAGCATTTTTGCGTAGCGCCTGCAGACGTTCGTCCGCTGTTCCCACTGCCACTGCGTAGCTGAGCCCTCTTGTGTGATCCCATTTTTCAATCTCAGTCGGCCAAGTGTCTCGCGCTACGCGAAGCGGTGCGATAATCAAAGCCTTGCCCGCGTCAAAGTAGTCGTACAGCAGGTCATCCAACGCGGTCAGCGTGATAACGGTTTTGCCTAGACCCATGTCTAGGAACAGTGCCGCCCTCGGGTGTTCGATGATGAACTTAGCGGCATGTTTTTGGTAGTCATGCGGATTGAACTTCATCTAAAACACCTCCTATCTGCTCTGGATTGTCGATTACATAAACTCGGTGGCCCAGCGCCGCCATCCGCCCGTGTATTGCTTGTTGTAGTTTTGTGGGTTTTTGTCCCGGTGCTTTGACTTCGATAAACGCACACCTCCCATTTGGAAGCAGCGCGATCCTGTCGGGCACCCCGTTTGTTCCCGGTGATGTCCATTTCCAGCAGACTCCACCGGCTTTTTTGACCGCTTGAACGATTGCTTTTTCTACGTCGCGTTCTCTCATGACGCGACCTCTGATTTGGATGTAACGAACAACTTCTGAAATTTCCCTATACGCGCGTATGTGCGTAATTGAGGAACAATTACTCTCTTTTTTATATGTATAACTTCGTTAGGTAATTTCTTGTTACAGTTGTTCCATAAATGTGTTTTTCGTTGCAGTGCCAACATTTTTAGAATGTAACAACTCCTGTAACAACCGTGTAACAACTTTTTCGTTTTCATGCTCTTGTTACATTTCATGGTGTAACAACCTCACTTGTTACAGAGGTTGTTACACCGGTTGTTAGAGGCAACCGGCGATAAAATCTTTGCATTCCATAAGGACCTATACGCTTAGTTTTACTTGCTCGTTCCCAGCCTTCCATTTTTGCCATGATGGACGCTATCGCGTAAGAATCTTGGGGTTTGATAGAGGCTTTTTCACGTCCGAAGCATTCGCACCAGATTTCCAAGTTACAAACTTCTTGACGTAGTGCTAGGTCGACTTCATCGCAGCTATCGCCTCCAAATTCTTCGCCTTGCAGCCATGTGTTGCGCTGGTGTCTAGTCCAGTTTTCCCACCCCGCAGGTACGGGAGTTTCTAGGAACTGGCGGACGATCCCCTCGCGTTCGTCAGACTCCATAGCGCCTGACTGCTCTGCTTGTGCGAGTTCCGCTTCTTCGCCTGAGAGGTAGAGTTTTTCGCCCTTGCGGTACATGAGTACGGCTTCTGCCCATATCTGCTGCACAGTCTCACTGTCCAGCTCCCACGGCTTCATAAGTCCGTCGCCGGTTACTTTGACTGGCCAGAAGCGGCGGTTGCCCGTTACATCTCTAAGGAAACTCTCAGCATTGGTTGTGCCGACGATGACGCATTGGCGAGGGTGTGACTCGACGCTGATCCCGTAGCTGGCGCGGTACTTATCGTCCGTTCGTGAGATGAACGACTTTACCGTCTCGACGTCCGTCTTACGCATACCTGCGAGTTCGCCGAGTTCTAGGAACCAGTAGCCCTGTAGTTTTTCCGCACCGGTTTTGTCCTTCATATCCGTGATAGTGAGCGAGTCGCTGAACCAGTCACCGCCAAGGCGGGCGAAGATGGTTGATTTTCCACAGCCTTGTGGACCGCTGAGGATAAGTACGGAGTCGAACTTAGTTCCTGGCTGGTAAAGCCTTGCCACTGCGGCAACGAGGGTTTTTCGGATAACTGCTTGGGTGTAGCTGTTATCGTCGGCTCCTAAGTAGTCCGATAGTAGGTAGTTGACTCGCTCGATGCCGTCCCACTCTGGTAAGGCTTCCAGCCATTCGATAATCGGGTGATAGG